AAAAATATAAGGAGGAATTTGTTCTCTGTAATAATAATTCTACCCTTACTGTAAAATTTTTGTTGTTTTCTAGTTGATGTGACAGTTTCATCATCATTTATGTATGCTTGATTAAAATATCCTAGAGAACCTTGTCCGGTAGCGTACGCTTCGATGACATTTGTGTTCATCCTATTAGTTGTTTCTATACCAATAAAGCCTTCACCATTTATTTCTCCAGACTCACTCGGAGCTGAGAAATCTTGCATCTTTTCAGCAACCTTTTGAAGATCCAAGTTACCGTCACTCTTTGAGAAAAAAAGATCCAATTGATCAGTATTATTCAATTTAAATATACTAACAACGCTCATATGTAATTAATCCCCCTATACACTATTTGTTAAAAAATCCCTACCATAACATGGTAAGGATTGAATTAATTATACAATAGAGTTTTGAACAATAACTACTAAAAATTGTTATTGATTTCCCTAATGAAGTTTGAAAATCTCATTAACAACAAACACGCTCAATTATCATGTCTACATAATAATTCTACTTAAAACGAAAAATAATAGCAGCATAAAAGTGTAGCTGCTATCTTATTATTATTATTATTTCTCACTAGAACTACATCAAAAGCCTAATCAAAGTAAGTTATAAATAAAATAAAATATCAGAGCCTTATTTTCGCGTTATATTTTATTTTACTTATACCGATCAAAAAATAAATCTCTAGGATCTTCTTGCAATACATTTGCTTAAGGTTAAGGTTCGAAAATGACTTTTACAATTTTACCTGCAATATAGTGCTCGTCTGTTAACCTAATATTTTCTGCATCAGGTTGTGTCAAAAAGATTTCCTCATTACCTTTGACTAAAAGTTCTTTAAGCATTAATTCAGATTGGTTTTTAATAATCAAAACCATATCACCATTAAAATACTCATCAATATTTCCGTCTACAATTAACAAGTCGTTCTTGTTGATCCTCCTATTAGAGAAAGAGTCATCAGAAACTTTATATAGAAAGATAATCTCATTCTTCAGTGGAGAAGGGAAAAGTTGATAATCAACAATATTTACTTCATCCAATAAACTAGTGCCTGGCTTTATAGTCTCTACTACCGGTATTTTATCTTTCAAAAACAGATCATTTATAAATTTGCCGATATATTTTTCAATGTCTTTGTATTCAAAAATACCCTTATTAATACTTTTCTCATAAGATCTTAAGGTTCTGTTCAATTTTTCAAGCTCTTTATTTAGAAATTTAAAGTTATATCCATCGTCAAAATCTCTTTCAACGCTATCATAATAATTTTTGAGCTCTTGCTTATCGAAATAAAGTTTTTCTCCGTTTGAGTTATATTGCATATGAGGAAACTCGCTAACCATATTTAGCCCCTCTTTAATCATAGTTCGTGCTGAGATATATAATGAGCTTTTACCATTATAATTCTTTAAAACTAACATTGTATGTGTTAGCAATAAGCCTCAATGTTTCTGGAGTTGGTTTGATTGTTTTTTTGATCTTTTATCAAAGCCTTTTTCTATTGTGTCTAAATAGGTATGACTAATTCCGATTTGTTTTGCAGCTTCTCGTAAAGATTTCTCGCCGCGAAGTTCTTTTAAATATTTTCCTAATTCATTCATTATTTATCACCTTTGTAAATCATACTTTGCATCAATTAGACAGAAAAATAAATTTGATTAGTGTAAATCATGGTTGACGCTAATGTTATACATGTATAACAAAGTGAAAGAAACAAGATTAGAAATAGGAATGTCGGCATCAGAATTAGCGAGGAGAGCAAAGATATCTAGACTAACTGTAGTTAATCTCGAAGCAATTTTAGTTCAGCCATCTGGAGCAACGATGCTAGTTATATCTGAAGTGTGAAAAAAAAGATCCTAGAGATTTTTTTTTACCTCTTGCGTAAACCATGTATTACAGGAGGTGAAACATGAATCCATACAATAGCATGATCCGAGTCGGCAGGTTACTTAGACACAATAAGATAACACCAGAGAACAATGCTGTGGAGCTTCAACAATATTTCGCAGCCCTTGAGTCTCACATGGCAGGAAGAAGTACAGAAGAGTTTTTTACGCTCTTTCCTCCCATTAAGAATTATGTGGAAGATGGTACCTGGGATTATTCTTCTTCGCTAAAGTTTAAGCAGAAGTTGGGCCCATTCTTTACCAAGAAGAGTTGGAATAAAGTACTAATGACTCACTGCTATGAGAACCCTTATATCTCCATGTTAGGTACAGCCCTACTGATGAGCGCCAGCGCTCTCTATAGGCAACAAACCGGCCAGTCAATTATGGAGACATATTTAAGAGGATCTAGCATTCCTATAAGAATAGACCAGCCAGTAACGAAGAAGCGAGATCTATACCTAGTCAAATGACTTTTGGACATATTTGTCCGAAAGATACAGCACTAGTAGATATTCGATTTTTGCAAAGAAAATCCTACTATGGCTACACAAAGAACCGCAATTTATGTGCAACAGAATGTCTGGTGAGGGAGACAATTCTGACACACATAATAAATTGCGGCCAGGGGATTCAGAATATCGATTTAAGGGAGTGGTGTAATGAACGATATTCAGCAGAAGAAGATAGAACGGTACGTAAAGGGATGGCCGTTCATGACTTCCAGAGAACAATCTCAAGTAATTGATTACATTGTAGACATGTACAAAGAGCAAATCAGCGAGTATAGAACCATGTTTGAACAATCAGTTAAAACAGTCGATCTTTCAAAGCAGCTAATTGAAGAACTTCAAATGATCCGGAACGATCAGCAAAAGCAACTGGACATGCTGCATGAGTTCATTGGGAGTAATGAATCCATACGTAAAGCATTTGGACTTTACGAAGTAAGACACTTTTGTGATGAACTAACTAAAAGTGCTGCAGAAGCACAGTCAGGAGATAAATAACATGGAAAAATTACCTGAGTTTTTGGAACTTGAAGAGGCTTCAAGGTTGTTGAATACGATGCACATCTCCTTAATAAGAATGGCCGAACAAGGCATGGTGCGTGCTATTGTCGCAACCATTCCATCGTTGGGAGTTAAGGATGAATGGCTCTTTGATACAAAGACCATTTTGCAATACTTCAAGTCAAAATCAGTAATTTCAATGGTTAGTCCTACTGATCTGCCAGCATAAGGTCTACTAAGGGAGGGTTCTGATGTGAGCAAACCTAAAGCTAGACCACTGAAAGCTAACCTTAGAGTCGTCAAGGAGACCTTCGGCACCTTGGATAAACAAGAAGCTTTCCAGAAAGCATTTGAACCGTACTTCCAAAAGAAGAATGACGGTTACACGGTTAAGGCTAAGGCTAACTAGCCCTTAGCTACAGGGACAAGCTATCTCACACCTTAGAACAAACATAACAGTAATTCGTGGCAATAAAAATAACTGAACTTTGACAATTTAAGGAGTGGGAAAAATGAAGTTAGGAAAAGCATTGACTAATTTAACAATAAGGCAGGGCATTAATGGCGAGCAGATGGCAAGGGAGTTGCATTTGGATCCAACTACTGTAAGCAAGATGAAGAATGATAAGTGTAATGTCACTACTGATACAGCGCACTATAGTCTGCAAGTTTACGATGATGGTGAATACACACAGGATGTCACTCACTATTTCTCACATGGTCGTACAGCTCCAACAATCGACGGAAAGGCCTTGGACAGGGAAACGCCTTTAGCAATTATGATCCAGGCTTTGGAAGAGATTAAAGACGTAACCGATGTACTGGATTTAAAACTGTTTCTTCGTAACCCGGAACACGCATCTGATGTTGAGATAAACGCGGCTGAGACAGCTTATCGTGAAAGTAAAGAGCTTGAATGGGTAATGAGTAACCTTTGTGCTCGAATAGCTCATTTCTACAGTCTAAACGGCAAAGAATTGGACAAGGATGTTAAGAGAAAGTGGAAAGCAGCTGAAGTGCTTAGTATCTAATCAATTATTAGGAGGAATCTTTTATGTTAGCAGTCAAAGAAAAGCGTACCGATCAGGTAAAAGGAATTTATCGAGTAAGTCGGGATAAAAGTGATTGGGATCAAGTAAAAGAGATGTGGAATCGTCATCGCAGAAACAATGACTCAGGTAAAGCAGCAGTTACTATTCTAGCTTGGACTTATGGAGATGTATATGAGGTATTTCAAATCAAGCTTCACTATGCAGCTGGGATGATTACATTCAGAGAAGCTATGAAGCGAGTTCGGATGGTTGAAGGAGTATGAGCGAAGAATGGCACAAAAAGAAAATCATACTGATGGCAGTTGGAACTTACCTGTTCTTGCATTACGCATTAACGACTATATAAAAAAAAGCGCTAAACGGCGGCAACCGTTTTAACGCACTGTAAAAATCATCTTATCTGAATTATACACAAAGCAGCATGTTCAGTCCAGTAGGGGGAGGGTTATGACTGATCGATACTATTTCCCTGTACATGCAGGAATGCTTACAGAAGAGCATAGAGAACGCATTGGAAAGGCCATATGGGAGTTTCTATGGTGCCTTAATAAAACGACTCAGGAAACCATTGAGGACGGCGAGAGAGTTGGCGTAGTCCTCGGTGGTAAGCCTGTCAGTTATAACGAAGTTGTTAATGATTTAGGCGGTAGTAAATCTACCATCAAAAGAAATTTTGAAAAGCTAGAATCCGAGAATTATATAAAACTCGAAAGAACTCCTAGAGGACAGATTGTGAGAGTCATGAAATCCAAGAAATTTTTCACTAAAGAAGAGAGGGGTGCCAAAAATGCTACGGGTAGCAAAACTGGCACACTTAATGACGAAAATCGTGCCATTTCTGCTAGGGGGGGTGCCAAAACTGACCACTCTAATAAAGATAAAAAGAATTATATTACTACTACTACTGCTGAAGCGCGCGAGAATGTTCAGTCAGTCGACACCGGGCTGCTACCGTCCGTGAAGAAAGAAATAGTGTCGACCTCAACAGCTGTTATCCAGTGCTACCTGGAGTTGAGAGGGCGAATGTTCGAAACACCTAGTGATCAAACCTCAGCGCTAAAGATTGAGCGAGCAGGAGTGCCGGCCGATATGGCGGTTAAGCTACTGCGGCAGTGCTTTGCTAACTTCGAGAAGACGAAGAAGTACGACACCCAGAGGATTAACTCACTAGGTTATTGCGAAGGGTTCATTATTGAGCGTTATGAAGCTCACAAACAAGCAGAGCATGAAGCAGCAACTAACGCAAAAGTGCGTCCGTTTGATTCACTCAACGCAAAAAAGCGTTCAGTTGACTATTCTGCTCGAAAGCGTAAGCAACAAGACATAAATAACGACATTATAAATCAATATCTGGAGGAGAACAGATGAACAAAGACCAAGCAGGAGACGTACTGAGAGCAATTAGTGATTTGTATCCCAACACTTTTCAAGTGACAGAAACGAAGGTTAAGTTATTAATTCCTCAACTGGAGAAGATGGACTACGACCGAGTAATGGCAAATCTATCTTCATTTGCAGCAACAAACAAGTTTCCACCTACTATCGCTGAGATTGCCGGCTATGCCCCAGAGCATAACGAGAACCTGGAAAAGATACGCAAGTGGAAAGAAGAAGCTGCTAAGGTTGATCCAGCTGTGAAAGAACGGTTCAGACCCGGCATGGAGAAATTATTGAAGGATAAGGGCAAAGATGCAGAAGTTTAATCGCGAAGCTGAAATAGCAGTGCTTGGATCAGTGTTGCTAGATGGGTCTCTTTTTAAGGAACTACATGTAAAAGAGCAGCATTTCTTCTTGCCGGAACACGTTCAAATTTTTCGAGCCATGACCCAGGTCGATAAGAATAACCAACACATTGATTTAGTCACTGTTACTACAGCGTTAGATAAAAATATTCAAGAAGTGGGCGGCGTATCTTATCTGAGCAATCTTTCAGAAGCTGTACCTTCTACTGAGAGCATTAACCATTATGAACGATTGATGCTAGATTCATACGTCGTGAGAGAATCTCAGAAACATAGTCTTAAATTCTATCAGAATCCTTCCAGGGAAAATATAAGTGAACTGATTAAGGATCTGCAGCAGCTGGACCAATTGGGGATGAAGAAGGCTGAAAAGACTAAGAACGATTATCTTACCGAGATTGCATCCGAAATGATGGAAGCAAATCCAAATATGACATCTGGATTTGTAACATCGTTTGATGATTTAGATCGGATGACTGGTGGGTTGCAGAAGCAAGATTTAATCATCGTTGCAGCAAGGCCTTCAGTTGGTAAAACAGCTTTCGCATTAAACATAGGGTCCGGCCACTGCAGAAATGGAGGAGTGACACATTTATTCAGTTTAGAGATGGGAACCAAGTCGCTACTCCAACGGCTTATTGCAGCAGAAGCCACTGTTGACAGTCAGAAGTGGAGAAGCATGCAGTTTAATGAACGGGATTACAGTAAAGCCTTTGATGCTATTGGGGCTATTTCACAGTGGAATATAGAGATTCATGAGAAAGTGCGTACTGTTATTGAAATTAGATCGGAACTTAGAAAGGCAGTGAAAGATAATCCGAAAGGGAATCATTTAGCCATAATTGATTATCTACAGCTGATCACTCCTACTGGCAAGCACGATAGAAGGGATCTCGAAGTTGGAGCTATGACTAGGGAGCTTAAGTTACTGGCTATCGAGTTGGACATGCCAATTATCTTGCTATCTCAGTTGTCACGTGGTGTAGAGCAACGGCAGGATAAGCGGCCCATGATGTCGGACCTTCGAGAATCAGGAAACATTGAGCAAGACGCAGATGTAATAGCATTCCTCTACAGAGACGACTATTACGACAAACAGGCCGAGAAGCAGAACATCATTGAGATCATTTTATCAAAGCAGCGTAATGGCCCTACAGGCACTGTAGAGCTTGCGTTTTTAAAAGAGTACGGCAAGTTCGCGAATCTTTCAAAAAACTTACTAGGAGGCTAACTGATGCAGGAGAATCTAGTATTCCTTAGGTTGAAAGAGCATTATGAGAAGTCAGGGGAAATTATGACTCCGAAAGAGCTTTTATCAGATTACGCTTACAGACCTTCGTATGTGACCGAAGGGGTGAAGAGATTTGATATGTACTTGGATTTTAAGCGTCAGGCGAATTAAAAGTCACTCCACTATTTGGTGGAACGAGAATAGATTTTGCTGCACGAAATGGTGCAATGAGGACGGCTCAAGATTGCGCTGTCGATTAATGAGTCACTCCCCAGATCTGGGGAGTGAGTTTCTTGTTTGTCAGAACTCAAATTGAACTTTGATTGGTAGGCTCAGATATGAGCACACTCACCTGAAAAGGCAGTCAGAGAACGAACTTTTGCGTTTTCAGAGCTTACCTTAATTTTAAGTTGCTGAAAATTCAATCTTGGTTTTTCAAGTCCAAAATAGGACTAGTGACTTTTGGCGAGATTTGGCGGAAAACTCATAACGCAGATTTGCGTTTTGATAGAAGTCCCCAAGATTGGGTTTTCCCCAGTTCTGGTGAAAAGTATACCTGAGGGCTCAATTTTGAGCTTTCAGAATTAGGAA